TAGAAATCATTTAAATCTGTTGCACCAGCAAAAGATAATTTATTTAAAGTGTTGCTTGAAAATGTATTACCACTTGTATCAGTTGCTCTCTCTACACCATCTACATACAGACTAAAATCATTTTGCTTGTATTTAAAAGCAATTTTAGAAAACTGAGTTATATCTAAAGATGTGTAAACTAAAACGCATTGATAAGTTCCAGAAAGATTTAAAAAAGCTACTATTTGATTTGAAGAACCAGCATTAAAATAAAGTCTTATTTCATTGTTTGTAGTTCCATCTGATAAAGTAATAGCTCTTGACGTTTGGTCATCAGCTAAAGCAGCAATCTCTGCATACAAAACACCTTCTGTAGAATTAATTAAAGTAGAATTTCCACTACTATTTGCTGTTTCTGCACTTCTTGTTACACCTGCTGTTGAAGTTGCAGGTATATATGAAGTTTCAAAAGCACCTTCTTCTAATTGAGTACCCCAAACGAATATACCTTTAGAATTATCTCCTATTAAAGAAGTGTTTGAAATTGTTTCACAAACATATAAAATCCATCTAGCAGAAGTAGATGGAACAGTTGTAGTTATAGAAACTCTAAACCAATCATTACCGAATGATTCAATTTTGCTTGTGGTAGGTGTGCCAACAAAATCCCCACCAATAGTTCCGTTGCTTAAATCAAAAAATTTACCTTTACTAGATTGTACTTCAAACAAACAACAAAACTCATACTCAGCTTTTTTAACAAATACTGACAAAGCTACTGTAGCACCATTTGTTACTGTTTCTGTTCTATCAATTTTATGCTGTCCACTTGTTGTATCAGCCACTAATTTATCGGCATTCATTGAACCATCTGGTGATGTGGTTACGTTAAAGTTAGAAGATGAAGTGTTAATATTTGTTTTTATCCAATAATCATTAGAAAAATCTTCAGAATAACCAAGTTTATTAGTTCTTTGTGGTTCTAGTAAAAAAGCACCTTGTCCAGTAGTGTAATCTAATCTTGGTATGTCTGTTGCTTCATCTAATTGTATTACCGATAAATCATCTATTGAAAAAGTACCTGTTGATGAATAGGGTGTAATTCTAATAAAATTAGCTTCAATTCCAACTCCAAATATAGTATGTGTTCCGTTTGTGTTTACAGAAGTATCTACAAATGGAAATCTTATTGTAATAGAATCACCACTATTTAAATCTGATACAGTAAATGTAATTTTGTAATTTTTGCCTGTAGGAGCAACAATTCCTTGTTGAGCAAAATCAGTATTACTTGTAGCGTTGTTAAATACTAATTTCCCATCACTTATACTAATATTACTACCTAAAGTCCAATCACTATCTGTATCAAATGTACCATTAGTTACTAAGTTTGTACCTGAATTTACATCTTCTATAAGTCCTGCTTGGTTTACTCTTGTAGCACTTGAGTTTCTAGCAAAGGTGAAATCAGCTTCTTGTATTTCTTTTAGGCTTACGTTGTCAAAATAAGCACTTCCAGTTGAGTTTGCTACTTGTATATCTACCCTTACATTTGTATTTGTTGCTATAAAAGTTAATTCAAAATCTCCACTTAAATTTTTTATAAGATTAGTTGATGGAGGGTTTACATACATTCTAACTTCAACAGCAGTATCTAATTCGGTACTATATTTCATTAAATATTTTGAGCCTACATTTAAACCAGAAATATCTTGAAATAGTCCTTTATAATTTTGTGTTGTTGTAATAAATGCTCTACCATTTACCCAAGTAGCAGTAGCATCTGAAGTTAAAGTCCATCCACTTAAATCTGTATCAAATGTGCCATTAGTAACTAATTCTTCTGATAATACCTGATAAGGTGGTATCGCTGTATTTATACTATCTTCTGAGTAACCTGTAGGTGTAAGTACAATACTTGCTTTGTTAGGAATATCTCCTAATATTTTATCTGTAGCATCTGAGTTCTCATAATATGTAGAATGATTGTACAACTTATTGGTTGCACTAGGATCAAAGTACATATCACCAAAATCTTCTGGTTTTGCTTCTCCCCAATTTGTTCTATGATAAATTTCGTTTGCCATAATTATCTGTTTCTGTAAGCATCATAGCATATAGCTAGAGCTTGGTCTCTTTTATATTCTTTACTTGTTTGTATAAGACATCTCTGAATGTACTCTCTTTGTTTTTCTCCTGCTTTTGGTTTTGGGATTGGCATATACTTAAAAACTGTTTTAATTTAATAATGTTTTTTTCTTTTGGTTTATACTTCATAATACCCAACTATTAAAATTATCAGACTTGTCTGGGTACATACCGTCTTCACTTGCTTGATTGTACTCAGGATATTTACTTGAATTAAATATCATAAAATCTAAAAATCTTCTAGTGTAAAATTCTGCTTTGTTTCTTGAGTTTTCTACCAGGTATTGTATCTCTGAAAGCGAAGGACTCTCCGATGATTCGCTTCTATGTCTAAACACTCCACCATTAGAAATCTGATAAGAAGCATACATATAATAGTCTGACTGAGCAAACCAAATTAGCATTGGTGTTATGTACTCGTCAACAAGTGTTTTGTAATCTGCGTTAGCACCAGCAGATAATTGTCCTGTTGTAATTAGTGTAGATATTTTATCATACAGCTTTGTACCAAGATAATTTTGTATATGTATGTCTTGACTTACTTCTATGAATTGAATGAACTTGTCGCTATCGACATTTCCTCCAATGATAGATTTTCTTCTTAAATCATCAGTCGTTATGAATAGTGCTTTCGCCATCTTGTTTTCTTTTAAATAATGATTTAACTCTATCTAAAGCAGATAATTTTTCACCTGTTTCTTCTTCTCTCTTGACTCTGGTTTGAATGTTGTCAAGCTCAGTAAACTCAATAGGTTGAAGAGTAACAAAGTAAAGGTTGAGATCTATTTCGTTGAACTCTAAAATCATCTTTAGACACTCAATAATTTTTTCTTGGAATGGTCTTATCACAATATTGTCCATAAGAACAGAAGCAGTTCTAAGTTCTTCAGCATTGTTACCAAATCCCGTATTGTCTTTTATACCAAGAAGAATCGGAGAAACAACTCTATGACCGAGCATAATTTTCTCACGAGCCTCATCAGCTAAGAACTGATATTGTGCGTGTGCATCTGGGAGATGAATAGGCTCTATGTCAGCTTTACGGTCTGGGTCTTCATTGAACGCTAAAATAAACTTACCAGAGTTTGATGTTCCCCCGAACTTATCTTGGATTTTATGTTCAATAAGTTGTTGTGCTTCTTCATCTGGAACTCCGTTGTTGAAGTTTATAAGTAGTGAAGGTTGCAATCCGTTTAGTATGTTGTTGATATGATAATTAGAAACTTCTTCTTCAAGCTCTGCGTACTGTAAACATCCGTGATAATCTACAGGAGCATAATAATAAAAACCAGGTCTATATGGTTTAATGATATATAATTCTCTTAGCTCTCTATCACCACCATACCCAAACGCAGGTATGCGTTTTGGTTGGTCTGATTGCTTGTAATCTTTCCATTTTGGATGATAGTAATATGCTTTTATTCTGCCTTCATCTGCTTTTTCAGCTCTTAATGTTTCCATAGGAAAATGAACAAGAGAGCTGATTCTTGTTTTGCTGTTGTTGTAAACAACTTGTATAGCCGCTTGTCCTAATAGCTTGTAATCATTAACAATCTTTTTTACTTGGTCGTCTTTAAGTATCATTTTGAATTGACCAAACATTTCAGGCTTTTCCTCACTGTCTGTTGCGGAAAGCCCACGACCATAAATCATATCTACAATACCATTGATGCAACAAGAGTTGGTAGGGCTGCTTAGGTAGTTATCTATTAGATTGTCAAAGTAATCATTGTCTTGACCATAAGTAACCCAGTCTTTTCTGTAGTCTTCTTTTATTTGTGGAATTGTATATCCTTGTAGATTAACTACTCTTATTGTTCCTGTGGGTTTTTTAGATCTTGCCATATTATACTGTTATATATTGTGTACCAGTTCCAACAGCACTATGTTCTGTATATTTACTGGTATTTAGAGTGTGTTTTTGTGTTCTGTCTGTTTGTGCAGTAACATAAACCTTATCTCTAAAAAGCAATGTGCTACTTTGTTTTATCTCCATACTATACAAACTTCCTTCTGATAATATAGTAAAAGTACAAGGAATACTTAAATAGTTTCCAACAATAGTAGAAGTAAGACTGCTTAGTGTTTGAGAATTATTAGTTCCGTCTTGTTTGATAACCAAACTAAGATCACTTGCTTCCACATAAGAACGTGGAATAATCTTAATTGTTTGTTCACTAGAAGATGGAAGTAATACTTTCATACTAATATAACTTATAATAAGATTATTTGTTTGTAACAAAAAAGGGTGCATAAAGCACCCTATTATGTTTAAGAACCTACTATGTTTAAGAATTAGTTCCTTGAGTTATTGTTACTGTTCCAGTCAATCCAGCGAATGGATTTGCAGAAGTAGCACCTTCTAAGAAGTTAGCAGGTTTTACTTCTTGAGCAGTTAATGTCAAAGTATATCCGCTTAAGTCACCCATAGCAGCACCCGTTACGATAGTACCACCAGAGACATCTGCTCCGTGTTCTAATCCCATCATAAACGCATTGTTGTTATAATCTTGTACAACAACGTGTGGTCTTCCATAAGTTAACAGCTTTAATTCTTTGTGGTCTTGAACTGTTAGTTTATGTAACGTCAAGTTCAATGTTTGCTCAAAGAAAGCCGTTCCGTTTTCCCTTGAAGCATTTATTGTTTGCTCGAAAGAAGAGTTACCTTTTACTTCATATTCAAACGCAGTCACTGTTCCTAAGTCATCAATTACGTCAACATCTGTGCCATCAAAGGCAGCAGTAATAGTTCCGAAATTGAAGAAATAAACGGCTTTTATACCGCCAACCACGTCTTTACAAGGTTCTTTTCTTCCTATAGTTAAATCACAAGCCATATTTTTTTATTTATAAAAAAAGGTAGGCAGGCTCTAGGCTTACCTACCTTTTTAAGTTTTACAATTCAGTTTATTATGAACCTGGAGTAAAGTGCTTTGCATCAGCAGAGATACCAACTTGTGTACCTGCTGTGAATCTAGCAATTACTCTTACGTTTTGACTTCCGTCTAAGTCTGCCATATCTAACAATTTAACTTCGTTGTGGTCAGATAACAAACCAGTACCGAAGTATAGGTTAGATGCTTGACCTACGATAGCTCTGTTAGAAGACATACCAGGACATCTTTGGATTTTCATTCCTTCAAAAGCCAAACCTTTTTGGAAGTTAAACCAAAGTGAACCTTGACCATCAAT